TTCCATTGGTGGCTCAAAAAAAAAGGGGGCAGTTACGCCCCCAAGTTGGGAGGCAGTTTACATTGGGATTTCATCGTCTAAATCGTCATAGACTTTGGAATTTGACTCTTTAAATGGGTCTTCTTCTTCCTTTACTGGTGGCTTATCGTTCATCTCTCTCCATGCCTTAACCTCAAATTCTGGGATACGAGTATTGTTTTGCCCTATCTCTTCTATTCTTGCGCCTTTGTATTTAAGATGTACGGCTTTGCCCTCATTCTCCTTTACCTGAACACCAACGACTTTCCACAACTCCGAAAAGCCCTTCATTACGCCAACGCCATTAGCCGACCACTCTCTCCATCCCTTGTCCTTAATCTTTAGCATGACCGAAAACCCACGCTTATGTTCAGGCGTAGGGCGAGTACCTTTTTTCCCTAGTCTCTCATCCCAAGACCACTCTGGAGCTTCTCCTTTGGTTATCTTGCCCCAGCCCACTTTAAGAGTACTTGGGTCTAACAATACATCCTCAAGCTGTAGCTCATCGCCATCAGCTATCCACGCATTAACAGAGGGCTTAAAGCGTATATATTCGCTGCTACCCTCACTCATCAAACCTAAATCAATTACATCATTCATTATTATCTCCTTCTGTGACTATTTCTGTTTCTGTTGCTTTGAAGCCCAACATCCAGCCCATGTCTTTTGCGAACTGCACCATGACTTCTTCAGGTATGACGTACAGTCGTTTCTTGGCATCAGCTCGACAGATAAGCATCTGTGTGATGCCTTCATCTTGCTCTAGCCACTTGTATAAAGACGCAAATCCAGTTCCGTTTTTGCGCCTCTTAACTTCGACTGTCAGTCCATTCAGCCGAATATCTCCAGCTAAATCTTTTCCGTAATGCTTAAACGCACCACTTGCTAAAACTCTTTTGCATGGCACTCCTAGTCCTTGCCACAACTTCACTACCTCTCGCTCAACCTCATAGCCTCGTCTTTTATTTGTAACCATTATATTTGCCTCGCATTTTTGACGGCATCCATTAGCTTTGAATAATCGTCTGATCTGGTTTCTCTTTCTTTTATGCGCCTCAATAATCCTTCTCTGAGGATTTCATCTGCTACCTGAGACATTGAATTTCTGTACTGGGGAAGGGACGCTTCATCCTTTAGCAATGTCCGAACCTCTGGACTTAGGAGTAATTGCTGTTGCTCTGTTTTCATTTCTACATACCTAACATTTGTACAACTTCTATTGATAAGTTGTAGATTGTGTTGACACAAGGTTTATAGTCGTGGTACAAGAGGTTATAAATGTAATTTAAATGTGAGATAGGAGATAAAAATGACAGATTTAACAATAAAATTAGAAAGCAACCCAAATCTATCAGTAACGTGGAAGTCCACTTTAGAATTTAAAAAGGGTGATACTTACTATCAAGAAGTGGATATGAAGTTGTCATACACCACGCTTAAATTTTATATTCGTTTAGAGAATTTTTTCCACAATGATGAGATGTTTGATAGGGAATGGAGTTTGTATTGTTCCCCAGAAACACATAGAGAACTATGGGGTCAACCTATTGAGAGCTACGACCAAGAAATTCTAGATCATGGTAAACCCTTTAAGAACTATGGGCAAATACAAGGGTGGCTAGTTAATTGGGCATATACTTGTGAAGAGGGTCATTATACAGACGCAAATTATGACCCAGAGGTAGCGTAATGATAAACCTCAGTAAATTCATACAACCACCCAAAGGCTATATCTCTCCAGAGCAGAGGGAGTATCAAAAGTCAGAGAAAAGATACTATGCCAAACTCAGAAGGCTATGCCAAAAGCATAACCTTACATATACAAGAGACCATACATATTGGGATTTTAGTCAGCCTATAGGAACTATTGGTTGTGAGGCAGAGGGTATAGATAACTGCTATGAGGGTATTTACTACCACTTAAAGAATATTTTGGAAGGAGATAGCTAATGACCATCCATGACTTCCTCTTAGACTTGGTTGCAGTTAGAGGATTAAGCCTTAATACCAGAGATGCGTATGCCAATGATCTGAGAATATTCAGTAGTTATATTGATGAGCCTTTAGACGCAAAACAAAAGGACATTACCGACTTTATCGCCTCTCAGAGAGCCAAAGGCTTTAATGATAAGACAGTAGCCAGAAGAATAGCCTCTCTGAGAACCTTCTATGATTTTTGCGTCAAAGAGGGGGCATTAGAGGAAAGTCCTTGCAAACATATTCCTAAGTCCAGAACCCCCACCTCACTCCCCAGAGTTTTGTCTGTGAAGGACGTTACCTCTATGTGTGATGTAGCAGATAGGGTAGGGCGAACACCCCTTGAGAAAGCTAGAAATAAGGTCATAGTTGAATTGCTATACGGCTCTGGACTCCGAATATCAGAACTCATATCTTTAAAGAGAGGATTGTTTGAGGGAAAGCCTGACCACATGATTGTCAGAGGGAAGGGAAATAAGGAACGTATTGTGCCTATATCTAAGGTATCCCTAAAAGCTATTGCTATATATCTTGGACATTTGCTGCAAAGTAAATTCAGCAATTCCCATTATCTATTTCCCAGCAATTCCAGACAAGGCTATTTAAACAGAGAGCTGGTCTTTCAATCCATAAAGCATATAGCCTCAGTTGCCAGAGTTGATTACAGAAAAGTATCACCTCATAAATTACGACACGCATTTGCGTCACACTTATTAGAGAATGGAGCAAACCTTGTAGTTATCCAAAAGCTATTAGGACACGCTCATCTCACTACAACCGAAATTTACACTCATGTTGCTGATAAGAGCCTCATAGAAGCCGTAAATAAAAATCACCCATTTTCAAAAAAAGGAGAAATATAATGAATGAAGATAGAAGAATAATGCTTAAAAATAAAATCCATGAAATTAAATATTTTATAAGAGATGAGCTAACTGTAGAAGAGTTGTTTGAAATTAAAGAAGTTCTTGATGATGCAATAGATGCAAAGGAGCATTGTGATGAAAATTAAATTTGAAATTGAATTAGACGTTTCGGAAGAAAATACAGAGCATGAAGGATTGTATATTCAGAGAGAAACAATGGGCGAATTAAAGCGAAAAGCCAAAGAGCAACTAAACTATATTTTGGATAACAACTATAGGGATAGATATGCCGAACTTCATGGCTATCTTCAGGACTTTAAAATTGTGGCTAAAAGAGGAGCAGCGCAATGACTGATGAGCCTAAATTGAAAACAGAGGAGATTAAACTTTTATTGATAACGCTGGATAGTTGTGCGTTTCCTGAAGAGTTATATCGGCATCCAAAAGATAGAAGTCGGTCTGTTCATATAAGAACTGAGAGAAAGCTAAAAGCTATCTTGAAAAGCAGAGGAGCAGCATAATGAACTTTGATCTAGGAGTAGGGGCGATAGTTTTGCCTCAAGGCTCAAATGAGGGGGGGAAGTGTGAAGATGAAATCTATGAATTTGCCAAAGCGCATGACATAGAAGTCATTGAGATTTTCACCGACACTCTCAAGAGTCCAGTCACCGACACAAGTATTGAGGGGATAAAATCAGCCGTTCAGGTTGTAGCGCAAAATAAGAATTGCGTCTTGATAACGTCAACCATGCGAGAGATAGAAGAGAACCTTGCGTGTGTAACTTACCTCATTAAGACCAAACCCCCTTTGCTGAGTACAGACGAAACTGATGGAGATGTTGTCTTCACAAGTAAGCTTTTGGAAAGAGCTGAAAAGATGATTATCCATAGGCGAGAGAAACACGCTCAAAGCGTAAAAAGGGGGCAAGAAAGGGCAAGAAGATATAATCGTACTTCTGGCAATAAGAATTTCCTTGAGGCTGCTAAATTAGGTAATCAGGCTCACGCTAATAATGCTGCTGAATTTAGACGCAAAATACTCCCCATCCTCAGAGAGATTAGAAACGATAATAATGGGGTTGTAACCTATGAAGATTATAAGCGTGGGTTAGAGTCTAGAAATATTCTTACGAGAACTGGAAACAAAACGTGGCAGCGTTCACAGATAAGAAAGATGATTATGAAAGGAGAGAATTGATGGAGAGAAGATTTGAAAAGAAAGAGTTTAATGCAAACTTTGGTTTAGACCCAGAAAAAATTGAGCAGAGTATCCATGATACTACCCATAGAATGCTTTACTATTTTGCAAACAGAGAGATTGAAATTTTCACCAAGCAACATAGAGTTGTGGTAGGTGATAATCCAGAAGAAAAAGCGTTAATTGAATTTGCTAACTCAGGTACGTTCACCAGAGCATTTAGCCGTATGTTAATTAAGGCTAGGCTGGAAGATACCTACATTACATTTATTGATGTTGTTACAAGGCTAGGTTGTTCTGATAAAATTGCGAGGGATATGTTGGCAGATTATGACGACATTGGTGCAGTACAGTTTTACCAAATAACCGATAAAAAAGATAAAGATCAACGACTCTATTTTAGGTCAACTCCTCTAGGTATGAGAGTGTATGAAAAATATTTCTTTTTGCTTTATTCCCCAACTGAAAGTAACAAGGATGTAAGACCATTTATCCAAGACCTTGTTGAATTGTGGAGAAGGATCGATACCTATAATGCGATTACTAGACAAGATAAGCAAGTTTTTCACAATGATTATTCTACTAAACCTACGACCCTAGTAAACTTTTCTAGGGTGGAAAACATTACTAAGGGTAAATAGCTATATATAGCGATAACGTGACGTAATACGCCCAATATCTATAATATTTGCCGATTTTTGGCATTTAACCTTGGTAAAGATTACTAATGATTATCCATTTAAAACCATTTAACATACAAGGAGTAACGCTTAATGAACAAGGATAAACACATGAACCTACAAGATAGCAAAAGGCTAAGAGGGTTAAGAGTTAAGAGGAATAGTGAAGATGTATATACAAGACGCATCTCAGTTCCTTGCTGCTCAGAGCATCACTTAGACAATGCTATCTTTTGCTTTGGGAAATTACTTGATAAATTGTACGAAATTAGATCAAAAGATTTAAGCCGAAATCAACAGATTACGCTTATGTCTGATGAGATTTTAGAGTGCAATAGAAAGGTAAAAGGGGCAGCAGATTACTGTATTTCTCTTCCTAACAACCCAGAGTCCGAATTTAGGAGAACTCGTTGATTTTATTTGTATTTCTTAGGGTATTTGGAAGATGTATGGATTTGGAAGATGTACATCATTGTTTTTTCTACATAATTTTATTGAGCAGAGTAGTGAGTGATTTTTTATTGAGTCGAGCTAGTTGGTGTAACCCATTGAATAGCTTATATAATATAAACAAAAGTCAGGTGGTTTAGGTACATAGGTTTGGCGCATAATATATATTAGGACAGGATGCCATTCTGGTAAACCTGACTAACCTGACAAACCTAACAAACCTAACGAACCTGACTTAACTAAAATGAGGTTAAGTTATGGTAGAAGAAATCTGCAAATTAATACTAATTACAATAGGTCTTATTATATTGTCTTTCAGCCCAATTTTGTTAGCGAGTTGGTCATGGTAGGGAAGATAACAAGTAATGAATTTCTCTCTGGTTCTCAGATTGCAGCACTAATGGGAGATGATAAATGGAGAAGTCCTAACACCCTTTTGACTGACATTTTGGCTGAAAGAAAGGTGAAGGGTTTTGTGGTGACACAAGTTGAGAAAAACGAGGCTATGGAGTGGGGTGATATTAATGAACCTACAATCATAAAAGTAACTGCCGACAGACTTGGAATAGATAAAGTCACAGATCAGGTAAGAGTGCCTCACGACTATCACAACAACGGCAAGAAGTTATTTTCTGTGTCTCTTGATGGCATATTTCATGTTGAGCGAAAGAAAACTATTACCATAGATGACAGACGATATTTTGCGCCTCAAGGCTTAAACCTTGATTTTGATATTGAGGGAGATGGGAATATAGAAGTCAAATGTACTACCACATATTTCAGAGAAGAGCCTTTACCTTATCTTGGAGTGTGGCAGCTACAAGCTGGTCTTATGGCTACAGGAAGGAAATGGGGAATAATCTGTATTCAATATAATGGAAATAGATTGTGTCATTACTTCTACAGAGCAGACCCAAAAATGCAAAATGAGATTGTTGAGGCTTGTATAGATTTTTATAGAAGAGTTGAGGCTATAAAGAGTGGGAAGGATATTGCTGATTATTTATACCCATCAAAAGACCCAAATGATTTAGCGCAAATCTATAAAACCCATGATGATGAAATGCCAGAAATTGACTTAGCAGATCATGGTGATGAATTGCTAGAGGTAGTAAGACTCAAAAGCATGATTAAAACTTCTCAGGAACGCATAAAGGAAATTGAGGCATCAGTTATGACTTCAATGGGAAATAGTGAGAAGGGGGTTTTGTATAATAATCTGGGGGTAGAAATGCTTAAAGTTAAATGGAGAACTACCCACTATAAGGCTAGACGAGCAACCTTAACTGAGGCTAAACCAGAACGCTTTGAGAGAGCCAAATCTTTAACGATAAAGGAGATAGCGTGATGGTTACATTTACAAATGAAAATGAGAAATTGGTCTATAAATATATCGAAAAATTTATGATGGAAAATCAGTTCTCACCAAAGCAAAAAGATATGGCTGAGAAAACTGGTATCTCTGTGACGCATTGTGGGAGAATTGTAAATAAGCTAATCGACAGAGGGTTGCTAAAACGTACTGCCTCTAAGCAAGGGCTAGAGCTTATGTCATCTCAAAGTGAGGTCTCGTAATGATTATTAAAGATTTAATAAAACAATTATCTAAATATGACGAGAACTTGGAAGTCTTTTGTGGCGATTGGTGTACTGGTACATATGACCATGAGTGTGGTCAATGGGTAACTTTAGCTCCAGTTGACTTAAAAGAAATCAAAGTTGCGCCTGATGACTTTAATGAAGAGCGTCTTTTAACTGACTTAGATAATGGCTTGAAGGATGATGAACTAGAAAATGCTAAGAAGGCTCTTTATATTTATTAAGTTAGCTCAAAGTGAGGCGCATCAATAAAGGGTCTTCTGCCCTGTGACCTTCGGAGATCAATGTATTGCGTCATCATTGCTTCGGAGGTCAATTCTTTTTCACGCATACTATTTATGTGCCAACTTGCCCCCCAGCGTAAATCCACCTCTGTCTCTTTACTTGCCTCTTTCATAGCATCAGCTATTTCATCATAGAGGTTTAACTCCCATGAGGCTCTTCCATCAATATAAGCCATCAGGTCTACGGCTTTTCCCTCAAGGTGCTTACTTTTCATTGTCTTACTTGCGCCTTTTGCAACTAAAGCCTCTTGCTCTTCTTTTGTCCTCATTCCACAGATAACACCGAAATCAACTTTGGTCTTCTGTATCGCTAGTTTTACTGTGTCCTGTAGAGCCTCGTCTACTCCAGCTAGTCTCTGAAAACTTCTTTGGCTTAGTTTGAACATTTGATACCTCTGCTTGTTTGTGAATATAATCTATCCAATCAAGGGTCATGTCTGAATTGAACGCTTCACAGAAACGACAAGTCATTCTGTCTTGGATTTTCTCAAGTGTGTGACCACACAGGCTGCATTGAGTCACTTAGACTTTTTAGCTTTCCTAGTCTTCTTCGGCTTCGAGGTTTTTGAAGAAGGCTTTATCTGTTGGGAGAAACACATTAAAGAACGCCCCACAGTTTTGGCACATAAGGCGAGTAAGTCTTGTATATTTTTCATCAAATCTTTCATCAAAATCCTCATGGTCTATTTTTATTGTTTTGGACTCGCAGTAGTAACATTTCACTTAGTTAAGCCTTTTTGCTTCTCATACGTCCTGAGACCACCAATGCCTAACATTCCACCTAAAACAGTTAAAAGCGTTCCCATATCAAATTCAGGTAATTCTGGGATATCTATGCCCCCAATAGAGCAACCGAATATAATTAAATCTTTAAGAATAAAATGATAAGCAAAAGCGATAGCACAAACCCAGCCTACGGCTGGTCTCCATCCACCTTTAAAAAGTGACCCTGAAGCTGCTTCTGCTTTATTAACTTCAATCTGTGCCAAAGCTATTTCTTGGGCGTGTTTGTCAGCCATTGTCGCTAACTCATGCGCTAAAGCTGCCTTCTGGTCTTTATCTTCTATAAACTTATCTAACAGCCCTGTTACTGGAGCTACTAATGTATTTATGAGGCTCATTTCGGTTGTTCTCCATTTTTCTTAAAGGCATTAGACGCAATAAATGCCCCTATAATACCCATGTTGGATATGACCCAAGTTGAGGCTATTGAGCTTAAATGGTCTACTCTATCCAAAGGTACAATAGGAAGCATAAGCACAATAATAAACAAGGTTACTGAGATAGCCGAAAACCACACCATATATCTTTGTTGATCTTCTTTTTTGTCTTGGTTCTCAATGCGTATCATTCTCTCTCTAAGAGCAATCTCACTATCGGTTATTATATTGTCACCATTAGCATCAGCCTTTTCCCAGACTGACCCTTTCTGTAATTTCTTCTGCGTCATTCTTCTGCTTTCGTAATCACTAGAGGCCTACAATACGCTGAGTAATCATTCCTCGTTTGTCGCTTATTATAGAAATTTATCTTTTCAGCGTACCAAGAGCATTTATCAATACTGCCATATTGCATTGTCTCATCATAAATCTCTGTACCTTTTAGAATTACTAACATAAAGACCAAAGTTTTCATTTCTTGAAACTATCGTTTAATGAGTCTAAGACGCTATCAATGTTAGGCTCTTTTCCATTAGGCTCATATTTGCATTGATACTCTACAGGGCATTGCCCCTCTACGACTAAAGTGTAGGTATCATTTGCGCCTTTATAGAGGCACACTTGCTGTCCATTCTTTGCTTTACGTCTTTTATATCTACGACAAGTGATATACTTAGGGTCTTCCCTTATCCCTTTTCGTATCTCCTGTTCCCAAGTCCAATCTGTTAGCTTTTTAAGAAAACAAGTATAGCAATTCTTTATATTGTCGCTTTTAGCCAGATAGATTACGTCTTTATTTTTATAGACGCAAAACCATTCAAAAGAGCTTTGCCCTATCGCTGTATCCGACACTCTTACTGGAAAGCATTTCTCAGCCCCTATCGAGATAGAGTAGGTACTGAATAAAAGCGTAAAGAATATAGCAACCCACAAGCAAGACACCAGCGAGTAGGGAATATTGAATAATTGCATCTCTACGTCTTTGTCTTTCTAGTATAGCTTTGGCACGAGATTTTCTGATAGACCCCTCTAACCGAAGCAAATCTTCCCATGCCTGAGTGCCATATTTAAATTTGATAAATTGCTGTAAATCATACCTCTGCGTTTCTAAGGTTTTAGTAGCCATTAGGCTCTCTACGGCTAATTTTTCTATTGAGTCTCCTGATAATAGCTTCTTATAGAAGGGTGGGTTTTTAGAGTATTCTTGGGCGTTCTTAATATCAGAGGCGCATTGCATCCAGCGACTTAAATCGCTTGTCATACTTTCTAAATCTCTGCCAACTGCAAATGCCTGTTTCAAAGTATTAAAGGCAGCAGTCGCACCAGAAATGGCTGCCGTAATTGTAACAGGGTCTATGGGAAGTCTCCTAAGAGTAGATTAATTCAGTTGTAACAAAACGCCTATGAGCATAGAAAGCACAGCCCCCATGCCACAGATAAGCCACATCTCTAGCCTCTTTAATCGGTAGAATAGCTCTTTGAATTGAATATGAGTCTCAGCTTCTATCTTTGTGACTCGTTGATCTAGGGCTTTGGTCATGCAACTATCTCTGTTAAAGTTATGGATGATTTTGTGTTTCCTTGACTTGAAGAGTTATTATGGTTTCTGTTCATGTACCAAGTTCCAGCAGCCGTATTAATTACACCTTGCACCTTGTATACAACGGCTGAAGAACTAGAGGGAGCATCAAGTCC